AACGATGCCAGCACCAAGAGCAACTAAGTTCCTTAGCGGTATAGCTACCTTGGTGTTGTCATCAATCTCAGGCATTACCAGGGCATACCATCAGCAGATACAGGATTCTTCTGACCTGCAATGTTTGCTGTCAATGCTGCTTCGGTAGCGTCTTGGTCTACCTCTGCGTGTACCCAGCCCATGACAACTTCTTCTGTTAGGCTGTCGTAAGCAACAAAGTCATCAGCATCAGCGTCGGGTGTAAAGCCTACAGTGCCGTATGCAGAGGCAGTGTAAATCACAGCGTCGTCACCAGTACCTACGGTTTCAGATTCAGTAACACGCCAGTGTGCAACGGTTACACCGCCGTCTGCCACGTTACGCTCAAGGTTTGCGATAGTCCATGTAGCCATTAGTTTTCTCCTAGTTAAATAGCGGCAATGATAAAGGCAAGTAGTTGATCGTAACGCACACCCATTCGTGTACGCTCTTCACCAGTTTCTTCATCAGTCCAAGTTGTTGAAATAAACATTGCGTAGCGTCCGGCGTCTAAACCTTCTGCCTCAAATGCGGCTTGTAAGTCTTGAGCAATGATGCCGAAGTGAATACGTGCCTCGTCGCCCTTATCTGCTACTGAAGACTTCCAGCGGAACTTACGAAGCAATCCCTTACACGCCACAGCTACACGTTGTTCTGCGTCGGACAGTGCTTCAATGTCCTGCTTTTCATTGCGGTCAGAAGTTTGAATGGTACCGTTAGTAGCGTAAATGTCTTTGAAGCGGGTATCAGATTTACCTAAGTCAACAGCATCATCGTTATTGTTTCCTGTAGAATTACTAGGTCTAATTTGTGTTCCTGATATTTTTAATCCAATGCTTGTACCAGCAAAATATGGAAGACCACTATTACTACCAATACTAGCGACTGTTGTGCCGTCTTTCTTAAAGTCAACCAACGTACCGTTACTAGTGAGGCGATTTATTAGTAGAGGCTCGTTGCCATCTCTTGTCGCCATAATTCTATTGTTGTTGCCGTCGATTTCAATTCCAGCAGTATTAATGGCGTTACCAGAAGTCTTCCCAACCAACAAGTTGCCGCTTGAGTCGATGCGCATGGCTTCTGAGTTATCAACCTCGAAACTAATACGTGAATTAGATACATTTCCAGCTGTGTCTGCACCTATGGTTAATTTTCCGTTTACGGATTTAATTTCGTTGGAAGCTAAATCATCTTTAATAACAAGTGTGGAGGTTGCGTTTGTGGACTCAAATCTTGCAATCTCTCCTGTGCTTACAATATGCAAAGCTTTTGCTGGCGAATCTGTGCCAATACCGACGTTGCCGCTGCTGTCGATACGCACACGTTCTGCTTCAGAAGCACCAGAGCCTGCCGTAGAAAAAGTTAAAGATGTTTGACCTACAGATGCTTCTGCTATGGCCCGCATAGATGCTCTTACGCCACTAGCTCCTGCGTTCGCATCTTGACCTTCAAACTCAATAGCTCCGTACTGGTCTGTAGCAACTATTGCCGTGTCATTGCGTTCAAGCCTTAATACTGCGCCGCCTAAAGTATCAGACAGGTGCAACATAGTGTCTGGACTGCTAGTGCCAATGCCAACCCGTCCCGCTGAGTCGATGCGCATGCGTTCTGTAGGAGCTGTTCCGTTTCTAAAAATTAAAGAACCGCCGCTAGATACGTTATTGAGGTAAGAATTGACGCCACTTTGTTGTAAAGAAGCATAACCACTGGTTTCTTCAACTTTTAAAACAGGGTTGCTTGCTTGGTAGGCGTGGATCAATGTATCAGGCGAAGATGTACCAATACCGACGTTGCCGCCGTCATCAAGAACAAGTCTATTTCCGCCATTTACCCTAAATATCATAGGATAAGCGCCGTCACTTCTTAATGTAGTTGCGTAAGCTTCTCCTGTTCCAAACCAAGAGCCAGCACTATTTTCTCTACCAAAAAATGCGCCACCGCCTGTATTAGAAACTTTAACTTGGACTTGATTTGTTCCAGTTGCACTTTCTAAATTAATTGCGGCAAACGCATCAGAAACATCTATTGTAGCTCCTGGAGTTGTTGTACCAATACCCAAAGACTCCGCAGACGCATCCCAGAAGAACTTCGCAGTCGTGCCAGTGTCTTCGTAGAAGCTGATGTCTCCGTTAGATGCCGCCCTAAATCTTGTCAGGCTATTTGCTCTAGCAATAAAGTCATTGCCGTCTGCACCTACGTAAACTGAAGAAGCAGAAGAAGTGTTGTCCTCAAAACCAATAAATGCAAACTGGTCAGTTGATTTGGTAACGATTCCAATGTTTGTTGCTCCACTTTCAACAGTCAAACCATCAGCAGTCACGCTGCCGGTAACATCTATGCCTGTGGAGGTTACTTTTGCCTTCTCACTGTTCTGAATTGAGAAACGTAAGAATGGACTTCCACTGTTGTAAAAACCTTGCACAAAGGCATAGTCGTTATCTGTCGCAGAACCAAACGCCAAGGTTGCGTTACTTGCGTCAGGCGAATGAATTGTAAGTCCAGTTGAGCCAGTTCCAGAAACGACAACCTCGTCGGCAACGCCTGCTCCAGTTCCTGTGCCTATACCAAAGTGCGCCGTGTCTGCTTCCACTTCACCCGTTACGTCGATGCCTGTAGAGGTGGTGGCTAGTTTGGCTGAACCATTGTGGTATGCGGTTACTGCACCGTTGTTTGCCGCAGTTAGGTATAACTCCGTAGTGCTTTGTAGGCTTACCTGAGCGCCGTCACTTTGTAGTATTAAATTACCTGTGCCAGCATCTTCAATAACACTGTGTGTACCATCATGATAAATCTGTAGGTCAGAGCCAGCGCCGAAGACAGCCTTGTCGTTGTCAGCAAACAAAATGTCATTGCCATTAGACGCAAGATCACCACCTAGCTGTGGCGTAGTGTCTTCTACTACGTTTTGCAATGCAGAATCAGCAGTAGAGCCTTGTGCGGCTGTGGCGTAGTCAGCAGAGTCAAAGGCTTTAACCTGATCTAGGTTAGTAACTTCTGAGTCCATCAACGCACCAGCGGCAGTAACATTAGCTGTGTCCGTTACGTCTGCTGAAGCTTCAATACCGTCTAACTTAGTGTGGTCAGCATCGGTAAAGACGTTAGAGTCAGTAGCGGACTCAACCAGTGTACGAATCTCTGCGGCTGTTTGGTCAGCAGTAGCACCGGACTCAATACCGTCCAGCTTAGTACCGTCTGTAGCTACGTCACGGCCATCTACAGTACCGCCTACAGTAATGTTGCCTGTAGCAGAAACAGTAGTAGCAGAGACAGCAGCAGGAGTAGTGCCACCAATAACAGTACCGTCGATAGTACCACCGTCGATGTCTGGAGTGTTTACGTCAGGAGACGTGAGAGTCTTATTAGTCAGCGTCTGAGTGCCAGTCAGTGTGGCAACGGTAGAGTCAATAGCAAAGGTAACAGCATTACCTGAGCCAGACGTATCAATACCAGTGCCACCCGTAAAGGTCAGTGTTTCGCTGTCTAAATCAATACTAAGCGCACCGCCAGAGTCAGCTTGGAAGTCTAGGTCTTGTGCAGTGACTTGTGAGTCAACGTACGCTTTTACGGACTGCTGTGTAGGAACCAGAGTTGCACTGTCGGACGACATATCGTCTTCATCAACAAATGCAGTAACACCAATGGTTCCATCAGAAATAGTTTCAAAGGTCAGGGTTCCGGTAAACGTAGGCCCTGCTGTGTCAGCTTTGGTTGCAATAGCTGTGGAGATTGCATCAAACTCTGTTTCAAATTCAGCGCCACGGATGATCTTTCCTGAGTCGCCTGTAGGTAACGAGTCCTTAGCTTCAAAGTCTGTAGTCTTAGAGTAGTTCGACATTGGAAAGTCCTATTGCAGAGAAGAAGGAGGAGAAAGGAAAAGGGGCCATTGCTGACCCCCTAGTGGACTTACTCGTCGCAAACTGCGAGGATGAAGCCAGCTTCTGGACGGTATACTTCTACGCCGTACAGAGTGTCCGAAGTGAACAGTGTTGACAGGTATTCCTGCTTGTACTGTGTTTGTGAACGGACAGCCATTTGCTCTGCCATAACAAGAGCGTCAGAGTGGAAGAACAAGCAACCACGAGTGTCATCAGAAGAAGCACTGTTTTGACCTGCTGCTTCAATTACTGGAGCGTTGCTTGAAACGTAAATGTCTACGCCGTAAAGGTTACCGATAAGGCCAGACTCTACACCACGACCACCAACAAAGTCAGAAGACACATATCGGTCGATACCCATCAAAGACTTACGTACTGCAGGTGGAACTACGAGGCAACGACCTTCCATAGGTACGTCAGCATCGTCCATTAGCTTGATAGCTTCACGGAAACCAAGGTCAGTGAAGTTGTCGCCTGATGTTACAGTGTCAGCAGCATAAGCAGCAAGGCCAGCAGCGGCATTAAAGTAATAGCTGTTGCTGTTAACCCAGTTAGCACCAGTGTTAGCTGGAGTCTGAGTACGAGTACCGTCACCGAAGCCAGTAGCAGCATTGATAAGATCAGTGTCTACTTTCAGAGCAAGCTGGTAACCAGCGTCTTCAGTGTAGAACTGACGGAGGCTGTTGAGAGCCTGTACTTCTACGATGTCTTCGATAAGACGTGAGTATTCGAAGTGACGGTCAACAGTGACAGTCAACTCTGACTCAAGGTTTGCTTGGATTGTTACCGCAGTTGATTCCGCCTTAGCAGAAGCTGAACCACGAGTAGGCTTAGGGATGTGGATTACATCGCCTTTCTTGCCAGACATTTGAATGCGTTTGACAAGAGGAGCCATCTTGAGGTTCTTTTGGTATGCAGCAATAATCTCATCACTCCAAATTTCTGGAATGAAAGTACTTGCTGCTGTTTTGTCTACCACAGCATTAGCTGTGAAGTAAGTTCCCGAAGTTTCGTTAGCCATGATTAATCTCCTTTAGATTATTTGACCCGACCCTCCGCGTATGCTGTCAGTATCTCATCTGACAATGCTTGGTAACGCTCAGGGTCTGTTTTCATTAGTTTAATAATGTCGGACCTGCGATATACCTTTTTACGTGAACCTTCACCAGTGCCTCGTGCGTTGCCTGTATTAGCTGCCCTAAGTGTCTGCTTACGTACCTGTTTTTCAACATTGGCAGTTTGCTGTGCAACTGTTTTACGTTCTTTCCAGAGTGTAAACAATTCATCAGCAGAGTCAGCGTCATACTGTTGGTCAGCTGCTACAAACAACTGAGTCCTAATTTTAGATGCCTTAATCCATTCAGCAAACTTAGGATCGCTAAGGATCGTCTGCATATCTGGATGTTTAACTTGAAGCGTAGCAAGTGACGACTGCTTTTTGTACTGCTCAGTGTACTGCTGTGCTTCTCTAATTTTAGGGTGATTCTCAATAGCACGATTAACAGCTGCTTGAGGATCTGTAAAATAGTCTATATCGTCTTCAGGCTCAACGTGTTGCTGTTGAGGTGCTGAGGGTGTCTGAGTAGCAATGTAATCATCCACCACTTTACGAAGTTCGCCTACTTCAGAAGATTGACGACCTAACAGCTTTTCAGCTTCTTGGTGCATCTGTACTACTTCTTCTAAAGACTTACCTTGGTACTTTTCTGGTAAGCTAGGTTCTTTTGGCTGAGGTTGCTCAACTTCTTCTTCTTGTTGTTGAATCTCGTTAACTTCGTTTTGTTCGATTTGATCAGCGTTGCCTTCTTCAGGGGCTTGATCTATAATCGTTGCTCTGGACATAATTAAACTCCGTGATCGTTATCATTATGGAGATGTTACTGTTTACCTGCTTTTTCATGCTCTTTCACCCACTTTATATGAGCGCCGGGAAATGAACCGTCAGCGCCATTTAAGTGAAAAGATGGGGCAGATACCATTTTTGTAGCATTCGCGCCACAACCGCACCTACTGGTTGTAACGTTACTCTCTACCATTTCTTCAAAGACATGTCCGTTAGTACAACGGAAGTCATATATTTTATACATCTACGGGTTCTTCAGCCTCTGCTTCTGCTTGATCACGAGCAGCTTCAATAGTACCTTGTAGATTTATAACAGTAGCAAAAGCAGCTACTTGACCTTTACGGAAGTACAAATCTTCCTGATCTTTAACTGTTTGAATGTCTGCTAACTGCGTTGCGTTGTTGGAAAGTTCGCTAACGAGTTGTTTGAAACCTTCATGATTAAACAATTCATTGTAATTGTTAAAGTATGTTTCAAGCTCGGGTGTCATAGTTTCCTCTAAAGTTTACTGTATAGTTATATTATACCATACATTTTGTTAAATGTCAAGACTTTTTTGTAGACTTTCTTCTACGGCCTGACGCTGTTACAGCATGTTTAATCTTAGCAGGGCCAGTTTTGCGCTTTGCTGAAGACTTTTTTTCTGCCGCAGTCATTTTAGCTGCAACCGCTTTAGGACGACAAGAAGGGTAAGGACGTTTACTTTTGGTAGCTGATTTGCGTCCACAAGGCTTACCTGTTTTAACGTCTACCCAATCTTCTTTAAACCACTTAGTGAGTCCGCCTTTTGGTTTACTCATAAGTTCCACCACGTTTTTTATACTCTTTAGTCAACCAACCTGAAGCATACGCACTAGGCCAAACTTTGTATTTCTTTTTAGCCTCTGCTTTGACTCGTGAGTAAAGAGCTTTGTTTTTAGGTTTAGGACTACTTTTTGCTTTTGCCATAACTAACTTTTTTACCTGTTTTTTTAGCGGCTGCTTTAGCTTTTTTCTTACCTGCTGCAGTGTATGCGTATTTTTTACCGTTTACCATTGGCATAGTAATCTCCTTACCATTTTGATTTGTTTGCCCAGTAAGCCGCAGACATTTTGCCTTTAGCTATATTTTTTGCATGACGAGCTTTAAATGATTTACGTCTTGCTTTTTCTTTAGCAGTTGTAGGATTTTTACCTGCACCGCTAACTCCTTGCTGTCCATACCTAATAGTCTTAACTTTGTCGCCTTCTTTAGCAACAACTACGTGAGACTTAGTAGGATGATTAGGCGTCCGCTTTGGTTTGTTGTACCCGCTTACTCCTGCTCGTGCTAGTCTTGGATCTTTCTTTGCTGGCATTAGATAGTTCCTCCACCTTGCGTTCCAGCTGGTCCAATCGGCTGAACTGGTCGCTGAACTTGTTGTTGATTTGGTCTAACAGGAGCTGCATTTCCTTTTGCGTTATTAACATTAGTCTTACCTTGTATTTGCTTTTCTTTGAGGAGAGTATCAGCCACTTTCATGCGACGTTCAAACTCTTTATCTTCAGCGTCACCTTCACGAAGGTTACGGGTGATAGCGTTAATTTTGTCAATCTCTAGTTCTTGCGGCACTGCTTGAGCCTCTGCAGCTAACTTAGCAGCACGTGCTTGTGACTCTTGAGCCTGAGCAGATAGTGCTGCAGTTTGTGATTGCTGGAACTGCATTTGCAATTGTTGTATCTGTTGCTGCATTTGTTGTGCTTGCGGATTAGGCTGTGAAGCTTGAGCTAGTGCTGCAACAAGTTCTTCACGATTAGACAAGTTCATGTTATCCACAACAGACTGGATAAGTGTGTTATACAACGGCGAGTCTTTACCCATAGTCTGTAACAACTGAACTAACTGAGTAACTTCGTACTCACGTGCAATAATACCTAGTGTGCTGCTTGCGTTAAACTTGTAGTCAGCAACAGGGTAGTTCTCAGGATCAAACTGCATGTACCGATAAGCTGCTTTCTTAACAAAGGGAATTAGGAAAGATTGCTGGAAGTTAATCAGTGTGCGTTTGTGACGTTTAATAATAGCGCCAAGAGACATACTAATACCAGCGGCAGTAGCCTCGCCATTAACCTGACCTGCAATTCCTGCTGAGTCAACGGCTCCTGTTGCTTGTTGTACCATTTGCTGCAATGCTCCGGCCTGAGCAAAAGTGATTTGACTGACTTGACCAAAGTTGAAAGGTTGTAGAACTTCACGAGGGTCTCCGTTAGTTAAAACCATTTTGCCGGGACGTACTTCAGGTTTAGAACCACGTGGCAGCCTGGTTGCATCAATAGCCATCATCGGGTGGATAGTAAGACTAAGTGCGTCAATTCTAGCACGTAATTCTGTGTCAAGTGCTTTTTGACTATTGTAACCTTTTTCGCAGACTCCTCTACCCCAAAAACGACCTGGTACTACATCCCAAGGAAACGCAACAACAGGACGATCCACCATCATATAAGGATTAGCTTCAGCTTTAAGAAGGATACCGCCATTAGCAATAACTACAACGGCTTCTACGTACTTTGATTTAGATCCTTCTTCACCTACTGCTTCTTCATCATCGTCGCTTGTAGCGGCATCTAAAAGCTCTCGTGGCACTAAACCGTAGTATTTAGTCAAACGTACTTTGTCGTCGTTATAAATAGTAATGTCTTGGTCAGGCTCTAAATCAGTGTCAGGAGCGGCAGAACCAACATAAACATCACGGTACACACCTTGTTCTTGCAATAACTCTACTTGGTGCTTACTGACAAACTCATCAATAGCTACACCCAAAGCATCTTCTACAGATGTAGCTACAGGATCAATCAGAAAGTTTTGTGGTAGTACAGGTTTAAGTTTTACCTTGACACGATCTGTAATGTTAACACCAATAGCTTGAAGATCACCTCCCATAATTGGTTGAGTGGCTGGAGCCATTTCTTTCATTTCTTCAATAATAATTTCACCGATACCTGTACCAAAGACTGCTGAGTTAATAAGACATTCAGCTACAGCCTTACGTACCATACATTCTTCAAAGTCTTCTGTAAGCTTGTTACGAAGGAATTGTACGTCTTGTTTGTCGGTGTCTCCAAGGTTGTCACTAACATCAAACCACTTACCACGTCCAAACGTAGCCTCTTCTAGTTCTGCTACATTAGATTCAACTGCCTGTTGAAGTGCAGGAGAAATAATACGGGAACGCTCAGACCCACGCTGGCTGTCAGCAGGGTCCCAT